ATCTGACAACTATCAACACTTTTGTAGGCAAAATGATAGCAGAGAGAAATAGATTGATAGCTTCAATGAAGAAAAAAGATTTAAGCAAAGTAGATTATGGAAAGCATTTAATGGGATTGGATATACTAACTAAGGATATAAACTTATTATCAGATGAACCTACAGAGAGAATCCAAGTGAATCAAACTATTGAGAAGCTAAATGCTTTAATCATATCAGTAACAAAACATGCTGACACCACAACAGAAAATACTTTGCAAAGGACTGCTTAATTATTTCACATTAGAAGGAAAGAAGATTGGTGAAATAGCAACAGAAGGTCAGATAGAGATATTCGGTTCATTGATAGTAAGAGAAAACAACAGAATCCAGATAATGACAAGCACTCAATATGGAAAGTCTTTATTTGTAGCTTTGGCTTGTTTAATTATCTCAACAATCCAGCATAAAGTAGTGGCAGTGGTTGCTCCCAAAGATGAGAAGGCAAAGATAATAATGAGATACTTTATTGAACACTTGGGAGATGACCCTATATTTTATACACAATTAGAGAAAGACACAAAACTTGAAAGATTGAGAATGGAAGAAAACAAGGAAAGAATCATGTTAAGAAATGGTGGGGGTATTTTTGTCATATCTGCACAATCAGGAAATGCAGTAAGAGGTTTTGAATCTGCTATGGGAGAAGGTGCAGAAATAGTCATTCAAGATGAATCTGCTTTGATTCCTGACCTTATAGAAGCAACAATTTTCAGAATGATAGCAGGGCATAAAAATGGATTCTACTGCAAGATTGGTAATCCTTTTTACAGGAATCACTTTATGAAGAGTTGGAATAATCCTCTGTATGAACATATCAACATAGATTATAGACAGGCAGTTAAAGAAGGAAGATACACAGAAGCTTTTATAGCAGAAGCAAAGACTAAACCTCATTTCAGTGTCTTATTTGAAAACAAATTCCCAGAAGCAGATTCAATAGATGAACAAGGTTATACATTCTTAATCCAAGAAGAAGAATTGTCAGTTGGAACAACCCAACCTTTTGGTGAAGTAAGAATGGGAGTAGATGTGGCAGAAGCAGGTGGAGATTATTGTGTGGCAATTCTCAGATGGCCGAACTTAGCAAAGGTAGTCTTGAAATACCAGACTTCAGATACAATGGATTTAGTTGGAAGGATAGTCCAGTTAGCTAAAGAATATGAAGTCTTGGACAAGAATATCTTTATAGATGCCATAGGAGTAGGCAAAGGAGTAGTAGACAGATTACATGAACAACATTGGTATGTAAGTCCAGTAAAGGTTTCAGAAACAGCACATGATGAAGCACAATTTGATAACAAAAGAGCAGAATGTTACTGGTTGGTGAGGCAATGGATAAAGTCAGGTGGAACATTGGAAGAAAATCAGGATTGGCTTCAGCTATGTGATATCAAGTACAAAGTGAAAGATAGTTCAGGCAGACTGCAGATAATGCCAAAGGAAATAATGAGAAAGCAAGGATACAATTCACCAGATGTGGCAGATGCTTTGATGCTGACCTTCTCAAGAAAGTCTGTGATAAACAGGGATAAGTATTTGTCAAAAGAACAAAGAGAAACTATTAAAATGTTTGATAGCCACAGGGAAAAGTATCAAACAGTAGATTACACTTTATAATATGGAAAATAAATATGCACCAGACCCAATAAACTTGACAGTTGGCTATACTCCTACCAGAGAAGAAAGTGATGCCAAGCAAGCAGTAATGAGAGATTATGTCAGGGGCAGGTCTGTTATTAATAAAACATACAGCCAATTCAATGGAAGAAACCTGTTTGACTGTATAGATGACTGGACAAAGAGATGGAATGGCTATATTCCTAAAGCTTCACCTTTACTGCAAAAATACCAGTCAAGAATCTTTTTAAACTTCACAAGGAATGCGATTATATCATACTTGGCAAAGACTGCTTTGAATATGCCAAAGCCAACAATAACAGCAGTCAACAAGAAATCCAATTTAGAAGACAAGAAGTTTGCTGAAGTGCTTAAAGACCTTAATCAGTTTTCATTGAATGCAGAAAATGGAGATGCCAGATTTTTAGAATCAGCAATTGAAGTCACTACCAAAGGGACAGTTATCAAGTATGAAGGATATGTCAAATCAGAACAAGAAATAGATATACCCAAAAAATTCAATGCCTTAACAGGAAAGATAGATTCCAAGAAACAAAATAAAATAACCTATGATGATTGCTATCAGGAGTTAGTTCCTATAGAAGATTTTTATATTGCAAATCCCTACCAGCCAGACATACAGAAACAGCCATTTATAGTCTGGAGAAAGATTACTTCCTATCAAGAAGCAGAAACAGAATATGGACACTATCCAAACTTTAAGTCAGTTCCAAGAGCAGCATACATGCTGTCTTCAGACCCTACAACATTTTACAGGAACACCTTGCAGACAGAACTTGGAATAGACAGGGTGGAAATTGTGAGATATTACAACAAATCAAAGAACTTTCATTGTGTCATTTTAAATTCAGTAGTTATTTATGCTGGGCCGATACCTTTCAAAGATGGCAAGTATCCTTTTGCCAAAGGTATTTTTGAACCTTTTGATAATTTCTTTTTCTGGGGTGCTTCATTTGTACATAAAATACAAGGTGACCAAGATTTATTGAACACAAACTGGAACATGATGGTGGACAAGAATTATGCTTCTATGTTGCCTTTTAGCTTGAGTTCAGATACAGATGACTTCATTGAAGATGAGCAACTGACAGTCAACAAGATAAGAAAAGTGGGAGATGTGAATGCTTGGAAGTTTGTCCAATTGCCAGGAGTGAATGCTGGTGAAACTTCAATGCTTTCATTAGCTAAAGAATTTGCACAGGAAAATGCAGGCAATGTTCAAGGTGCAGGTTCAATGATGACACCAAAAGGTGGAAGATTGCCAGTTTGGCAGATAATGATTCAGCAACAGGAAACAATGTCAAAACTTGGATTTTCAACTTCTTTCTTAGAAAACTTTGAAAGGGACAGGACAGAATTAAGAATCAGTCATATTCTTCAATTCTATTCAATTCCAAAGATTGAAAAGATAACTGGCAAGAATGGAAAAGAAATTGAAAGGTTAGCATACAGAGATATAAAACTTTCCAATTATGATTTATCAAATGGAAAGAAAGGAACTAAGGTTATCAAGATTGTAGAAAATCCAAATGCAGAAGCAAAAATGAATCTTGAAAATGAATTGTCTGTTATGGAAGCACAGGGAGAAATAACTGGCACACCTACAGAAGCTTTGGCTTTAGTGGTTGATACTTTTGCAGATTATAACTTTGAAGTACAGATTATAACCAATAGTTCTTATCAGAGAAGTTCAGTGTTAGACCAAAAGACAAGGCAAGAATTTGCTGCATGGAGAATTGCTTTGCTTCCAATAGCACCATGTGATGTAGCTAAATTGCTTAAATGGGTAGAAGAACCTATGGATATTCCAGTAGAAGAATTTGAATTAGCAAATCCCCAAGCACAGCAGAATCCTATTAATCCTATGATAGGACAACAAGGAACACCACAAGGACAGAATCCTTTAGAACAACAATTAAAGATGGCAGGACTTCCCAATCTGCCACAACCAGGACAACCATTAGCACCAACAAATGCCATTAGATAAAAACAAAAGAATATCCAAATACATGAGAGAAGCACTTGACTCAGACCCATTGACCAGAGATGACTTGCAATTGCCAAAGGGTTTGCTTGAGTATCTTTCAGCAAGACAGGAAGTGCTGGCACAGATTTATGCCTTTACAGGATTCAGGGAACTTATGGAAGTCATGATAGCAGTTATTATAAGAGAAGCAGTGATTGATATTACAGACATAGAATTATTTAGAATTAAACAAGGAAGAATACTTGCTTTAAAAGAATTGCTTTCATTGTCAAAGAAAGCATACGATAAAATTAACAAACCAAAAGAAGATGCCATTCAAGAGTAAAGCACAACAAAAATGGATGTTCATGCACCACCCAAAGATGGCAGAAAAGTGGGTAAAGCATACAAAGAATATAAAAGCTTTGCCAGAAAAGGTTAAGAAGAAACAGTATAAGTACAAAATAGATAATAAGATGAGAGGTGCAGTTGGAGAAATAGACTATGACAAGAAAGTCATAAGGATTAACAAAAAGAAAGCTAAAAAAAGAGGGCCAGGTGAAGTCTTAAAAACAATTAAGCATGAGGTTGACCACTTGAATCACCCTAAGATGCATGAAAAAACAGTCTATAAAAGAGAAAAAGATACTCCTAAGCTTCCCAAGAAAACTAAAGCAAAGTTGTATTCACTATTCAATCAAAAGAAGTTTAATAATCAAATAAAAAAAACATTTAATCTATGAAAATCAAACCAAAATGCAAGAAGAATAAATTGACACCTAAGATGGAAAAGTTTGTCAAAGGTGCAAAGAAGGGTGTGAAGAAAATAGCAAAGTTCAACCCTGCATTATTTGAAAAAACAAAGAAAAGAGTATTTGGAATGAAAGATGCCAAGAAAGAAGACATGGGCAAAGAATAGTTTTTGATACTGGTTGCTTGTGGGTGATTTCCTTCCCCAGAAGCAACTTAATCAGCAACTATAGCTGAAGATTATTATAAGCATTAGTCCCGTCTTGGCGGGTTATCCATGTAATACTATGCCAGATAATCAAATCGGTGAAGAGGTGAAAGAAACACCAGTTCCACCGTCAGAGGAAGTTCCAAAAGAACCACCTCAGGAACAACAAATTGAAGACAAGGAGGCCGTAAAAAAGCAGGAACAATTACAAAACCTCAACACTGCCATTAACTTGGCAAATGAGGAATTAAGAACTATCAGGAAGAATATCAAGGACTCAAAACCTATTCAACTTGTAGAAGAAGAATTACCTCAAATAGATATGAATGACCCAAGTTCAAAAGCTTGGGACAAGCATATAAGTGAAAAGGTTAATCCTGTTCAACTGGAAATGGAACAGGAAAAATTGGAAATTCGTTCCTTTGCATTAAGGGAATTTCTTGCAGACAAGCCACTATTGGCAGGAAACTCTGAGAAAATCAAGCAATTGGTTTCAACTTATGAGGCATTGTCAAAAGGCAGGATAAGTGAAAAGACCAAAGAAGGTGTAATGACTTATCTTGAAAAAGCTTATGCTGCAGAAAACCAAGATGAACTCCTTGCAATGGCAGGTCAAAGAAGAGTAGACAAGGCAAGAGCTGATTCTGCTTTTTCAGACATAGCCATTTCTAAGGGTGCAACTGGATACCCAGTTCAACAAGAAGCCCCTATGAATCTTTCAGAAGAAGACAAAGCTATTTTAGCTAAATGGAATCTTTCTCCAGATGAGTATCAGGCAATTGTTAAGAAACAAAAATCCAGTAAATAATTAACTAAGCACAATAAAGTATGGCACAGACAATTTATGGTGCTGAGTTATACAAATCCCCAGTCAATGAAACCAACTTCGTTTATCCGACTTATGGCAAGAATTCAGAGGTATTTACTTATGGTGATGTTTGTACATTAGATGGGACAAATGGTGTGTTAGTAGCTTCAGCAACTTCTCAAGTTGCAGGAGTTTCAGCTAAAACACAAACAATGTCTGGCACTAATCAAACAGTAGCCAAAGTAAAACCTGCTTTAATTCAAGTTACACCGGATATGGAGTTCTTAATGGGAACAAATTCAGACTTAAATGCTTTAACATCACCTGGAGTTTATTACAAACTCACTGGCACAACAGGTGCTATGCAGGTAGATGTAACTTCAGGAGCACAAACTCTTGGAAATAGAGTAGTAGTCTGCACCCAAGTAGACCCTCAAGATGAAGGTGGAACAGGGGCTGGTTCAGGATTAAGACAAGGAGTCTTTAAATTCGTCAAGGTCTTTAACATATTATCAGATAATTAAGCTAATTTATGGCAGATATACAACGGTTATTTGATTTAGCTGACCCAAGAATAAGAGCAATTTGGGATGAGAAACAAACCCAGCTCTCTACCAGGCTTGATTATGCTGATATAGGATTAACCGACAGCACAGCGGAAATCCTTGACAGCAAGTTTCAAAACTTCACAGGTCTTGGTATTGCTCAGCTAACAGGAGAAAAAGAACCGTACAACAGAGAAGATATTGAAGCTGGTTATAGTGTAACCATAACTCCTAAGAAGTTCACTAAAGCAATTGAGATTACAGAAGAAATGCTAAGGTTTAACCTTTGGCCGCAAATCAACAATTTAGTTGGTGGTGTAGCCAATGCGTGTAATGCCAGAATTAATACAAATGCGGCAAAAGTTCTGTATCTTGGCTTTGGAACAACTTTCTTAGCAGGTGGTGATGGGAAGGCATTATTTGCCACCGACCACCCAATGGGAGATGGCTCAACCGGTAACAATACAGCAGGGACAGACCCTCTTTCATATGACAATCTGAAAACTGCTATGCAGAAGATGGACAGGTATAAGGACGACAAAGGCATTCAACTGCTACCTTGCCAAAAGCTACGATTAGTTGTAGCCAGAGAAAACAAGGAAAGAGCACTTGAAGTCTTAAAATCAATTGGTAATCCAGATAATGCAAATAGAATTTCTAATGTATTTATCACAGAAGGAGGTCTGATTGATTTGAAAGTCGCCTACTGGATTCCATCCTCTTACAGCAAGTATTGGTTTGTAATGGATATGGAAAGAGCCAATCTTATGGCAAAAATGCTATGGGGTTGGAGGCCGAGATTTGATGATGACAAGGTGATAAACAATGGAACTAAGATTTACACTGGTTCTGTAATGTTTGCACCTGGTTTTCAGTCTTGGCAGTGGGTGTATGGTTCAGCAGCAACAACATAGTTATTACTTGTGGAATAACGGGTTTGGGGCTTTCCTTTAAAAGCCCCTCAATAGGCATTATCCTTTCTCCAGCATAATGCTATAAGAAAATGAGAATAAACTTAGATAAAAAGCATTTCACAAAAGCAGAAAGAAGATTTGGTCGTCAGCTTCAAGAAATGCATATTCCATTTAAGACAAAGATAAAAATTAACAATAGGGAAGTTGATTTTGTTATAGGCAAGTATGCCATAGATATAGATGGGCATTCACAGGATTTAGAAAAGAATAAAATGTTATTAGAATCAGGATACTTTCCAATACATATCAACAATAATCAATTATATGGCAAAAATAACAACACAAACAACAGCAACAGGACTTACAAGTCTTGAGTTGTCAGATGCAATAGTAGACGGAACAAATGATAGTGTATTAAAAATTGCTGCAACAATGAATTGTTTGGCATTAAATACAGACCCATCTCCAGTTTCTGCTGCAGCAAGACAAGGAATTATAGGAGTTTCAGCAACAAGGCAAGCTGGTTATGAATTCACAACTTGGGATGGAAATCCTGATTGTGGAATGAAAATGGTTATAACTAATGCTTCTGCAAATGGTTCAAATGGTGCAGTCAGAGGATTAGATTTACAAGCAAGGAATAGAGGAAGTGTAGCAGCTTGTGGAACTCTTGAAGGTGCTTATATCACATCAGAAAATAACAATGCTGTAGCCAATACAATCACTACTTCAACAGTTGCTCAGTTAAACATGAAGAATAATGGGGTTGCAACAAATAACTGGGGATTAATT